TGTGGTTGTTGGGACGATGTAAGAAATACTATCGCCCGGGTTGTCTTGTTCCCCCATGAATTTTTGCCAATTGTTCCAAATTAGGCGATTGGGGACAAAAAAGAAGAAACTGTCCAGTTTCATGTTATCCATGATTGGATAGATAGGAGTTGCCATTCGTGCGAAGGCAGTCATTTTGAAGTTAAATGTGTCTCCGGGTAATACTTCGTTTACGTAGACTGGGACAAGATAGCCCGAATCGAGGGTTGTTTTATGTGCGCTTTGCACGTCGAATTTCGAACGTGGAATATCGGCACGAGGCACCATTGCGAATTGGTGGGTATTTACTGAGCGATTGCGGTGCATTTCTGTCCTTGGTAGTGTCCTCTGGAAGAGGGTGGGGCTTTCGCCCCGCCCTTCCACGAGGTGGGTTTAGTTAGGATATTTTTACCTGTTTACCTAACGATAATAGTTTTGGTTGTTCATGTAAAGCGAATAATGCGGTGTTATCGTCGAACTCGCCCAATTCGTATAGGTCGAAGTCGTCGGGGTGGTTGAAAAGCTGATTGTCAGCATTATTACGATTGATTTCATCTGAGAAAGAACGGATGGCTACGCCAGCTGAGGGTACGAACATCGGACGGCCATAAGCGTCTGCGGCTCGATCTTTAACGGTACAAATGATTTGTTTCATGAGGTTTTTTCCTTATGTGAGTTTTCGTTTAAGTTTTTGAAGTTTAGCTTTGGTTACCGTTTCTTTGACGAGCAGGCGTTCATAGCTATGTTCTTCGGGTTTAAGTTTAGCTTGTTTTTCTCGGTTGTAAAGTATTTGATCGTATTCGTAAGGGTTTTCCTTAGAAAATAATTGATCGTAATACTTTGGTGGTTTTATTTTTTGACCACGTATTTCTACGTAGTCATGGGGATAGACGTCGTTTTTGTACTTTTGGTACCAGTTTGCGCCTATACCGGGTTTTAAGCTCATTTTGTTGTATTCAGGTTGCAGTTTTACTAATTCGCCAGTTTGTAAGTCGCAATAGGTGTAATGATTTGGGTCTACGTCTTTCCCGGTTTGTTTTTGCATAATGTATCTAGCAACATATGCAGCTGATTCGAAGGTAACGTCTCCAATGGTGGAATAACCATATGGCCAGAGCTTTTCAAGCTCTTGGGATCGATATAGGAGAGAACCAGCGGTAGTCCTTGTGAGTAATTTCTTATCATGAAAATCGTATCCGAAGATACAGGCGTGGAAGTGAGGTCGGCCACGTAGTGTGCCGTACTCTCCAGCCATGTAGTAACGAATTTTGATATGTGGATTGGCTTTCCGCAATCGTTTGAAGAAGAGTTGGAAGTCTCGATGGTCGAGACTAAGGTCTTGTGGTAGGTGTTCATCGTCATAAGTGAGGGTTATAAAACAATTGTTTTGATGAAGTTGCGCTTCATGAATGCAGCGCATCGCCCACTGGCGTGAGCGTTCTAGCCTGCAGCCAACGCATTGGCCGCAGGGCAGGGAAATCTGACGATCGTGTTCGTCAGTTTCCTTAAATGAGACACGGCGAAAAGCTTTGCCGGTCGCATTGTTGGTTTGGTGTCCACTTAGATAAGCGGTTAATGGGTGATAGCAGGCCATGTGAGGTGGTCCTTAACGAGTTTAAAGTCGAATTCCGCCCCGCATCGGGTTGGTTTTTAAGTTTGCATACGCTGTTTTTCCAGCGTTTTTACGGAAGGTCTTGGCAGACCTTTTTTTATTAACTTTTTTTCTTAACATTTTGTCCTCGTTTATCGTGTTTTTTAGGTGATTGGTGTCACCTAGCACAGTTACATCAAGTAGAGTAACTGTGCTGACCTCATTCTGAGGTCTCGGTGACTGGTTTATCGGCTGCTTTCGCAGGCTCGGTATTAGCCGTAGAGCTAATGTTTACTAAGCCCAATTCTTGGGCTTGTTGTTTGTTTGCAGGATCATCGAGGAATTCGATGAGATTTGCAGGGTCGTTTTGGAAGCGGTTACGAATAATCGCCGGCAAGGCGGCAAATTCGTTCTCAGAGGCGATAATAGCGTTCAATGCAGTATGGTAGTCATGAACGCCTGAAAAGTCGCCGTAGGTACCGCTAATAGCGTTTACGGGCATTTGCCCGGTTTTACCAAATCTTTCCAGAATTTGGTTAATGTCGCACTCATCGCGATGGTGCTGCTGCGCCCGGGTGGGTTCCTCACAAACCAGCCCGGACGCATTAGAGGCAGCATTGTGGTCGTAATTGAATTGTGTTCGGATGAACACAGGTGCTGCTGGTAGGTCTTTTGTCTTCATTTCATTTTTCCAAAAGGTGTTGTTGCGGTTGGGTATTTATTCCATTTATCCCACCATTCATCGGCTTTGCCTTTGATGTCTTGATAAATTGGTTTTGCGCTTGATGGAGCGCTTCCAGACCTTGCTAGTCTGGTTAGTTGTTGTGTATAACGGGTTTGTTCTGCTTGATAAGCAGAACTAGTCGCCGCTTGATCGGCTCTATTTTGAATGTCTCGCAACAGGGTATCCTGCATATTGCCGAATTTGCCGGTTGCTTTATTTTTATTGACTTTATCGATGGTATCCGCATCGATATTTGCAGTTTGAGATCTGCTTTGTTGAGCTCCAGCTGCAGTTGCTTCCGCTTGTTCTTGTGTTAGCACGTTTTGAGTTTGTAGCTGCTTAAAGTTGGCCACGGCCATTGCAGCTTCACGTGCTGAGTTGCCGGCTTCGCCTAGAGGATTTCCCATTTGTGCGGTTGCACCTACTGGGGTGCCCGCTCCGCCTTGTGAATAGGCAAGCATGGGATTGAGGCCTGCAGCCTTAAGATCCGCTACTGCGGTTTGATATTGAGTGGCTCGCATGCGTTCTTGAAACGCCATTTGCTCTTGTGCCATTCTTGCATTTGATTCGTTTTGTTTTTTGCCGCCGAATAGGGATGCAGCTGCACCTATTCCGGCTCCTATTACAGAGCCCCAAGGTCCAAAGCTGCTTCCCATAGCAGCGCCTTGGGCGGTAGTACTTAACATACCACCGCTTCCGGCTTGTGGGTCTTTAAATCCGATTGACATTAGAAATGATCAATTAAGCCGGGTACGGAGTACATCGGCATTGGACGGGCCATTTTGACATCAAAGAATGAGTCAAATAGGAATTGTTGTCCATTAGCTGCTTCGCCTACTGCAAGTGCTCGCTCTAATGGTGGACGGTCTTCAATGAATGTCTCATTGAGTGTAGGAAGTGTGTTGAACTTCTGGGCTAAATGCCATCCGTCAAGTGTTCCGGCAGAAGTTGATTTGAATAAGCCAGAAATCTGGCTTGGTTTATAACGATACTCTGCCCAGCGTTCTTGATAGCCAAAGACATCGTTGTCCGAAGCTTCGCCTTGGACATAGATTTCTTTGTTTAGGACGGCCTGCTCTCCTAAATGCGCAAAGGCAGGGAAGTAGAAGTCATATCGTGTTGAACGGCTCCACATACGTGGTAAGCCTTGTTGGTAAGTAAGATCGGCACGTACTGATACGAGACCGATAATTACGCCATGCTCAGTAAACGATTGAGTAAATCCATGATTATGAGCCAGGGCAGTACCCATAGCAGCAAGTGTACCCATAGGGGTAGACGATCCAGTAACTGTCGAACTACTTGTCTGAGCAATGGGATTGATATTGATGTCAGTTGATCCACCGCCGAGATATTCCGGACGTTGGAGACGAGCATCAGGAGAAACAACGCCAAAGTGAGCACGAATAATTTCAGTGTATCGAGTACCACCTCGAGCGTCGCGCTCCAGTAGTTTTTGAATCTGAAATGCTTGGCGTAGTTGATTAATGGTTGCAGCAGTTGCTTCTGATAAATCTGCATATAAGCCTTCTTGATATGTGAGGGGTAAGAAGCCTGATCCGCCGGCTGCCATGTTGAAATAACCATCGGGTCCGCCTACAAGCGTTCCGAGTGTTGTTCCTTTTGTTGCGCCGCCGTCGGTCGTGTATTTCATTGGACCTGATGCTGCGATTGGTGCTTGACCACCTAAAGGCAGCGTTACGCTTTCGCCTTTTTGGGGCCAAGGCAATGCTGATGTGAAGTAGTCGTGGCGTTTGCCACGGCGTAGTAGTGTGTAGTCTGCTGGAGAATCGGGACCGTCGTCTTTATCGACTGGTACGGAATCTTGAAGGTTTTGATCTCGGAACCATTCGTTCCAGATCAAGTTGTAAGCACGTGGCCAGAATGAGCCGTGCGTTACTTTTGCAGTACTTGGAATTTGACCTACGGTCGGTAAGCCCATGTAGTCTTGCAGGCTATTTACTGCATAGCCGCCTTCTGGGCTTGTGGTTGTTGGGACGATGTAAGAAATACTATCGCCCGGGTTGTCTTGTTCCCCCATGAATTTTTGCCAATTGTTCCAAATTAGGCGATTGGGGACAAAAAAGAAGAAACTGTCC